GATACCAACCATCTTTGCGTAATGCAAACGCTAACAACCAAGGTACACCAATCAAATCCTTACTTTTTAATCCTTTAAGTTTGTTACCTCTTGCAGGTGAAAAATTAGGTAAATCTTGATTAGTTTTACTTACTGTTTGTTTTGGGTAGTTACCATCACTCCTATAGTTGTAATAGGTATCTCCCATATTAACCCATAAAGTTCCATCATCTACCATAACGTCTCTAACTTTCTTAAAGACTTCTACCAGTTGGTCAATAAACTCCTCTGGACTTCCTTCTTGTCCTATCTGGTTCTCCTCTCCACCATAATCCCTTAATCCGTAGTAGGGTGGCGAGGTCACACACATTTGTATTGGTTCTGTTATGGTTGGAATTGTAGTTCTACAATCTCCGTATAAAATTGTGTCTTTCATTAGATGCAATATGCGAGGGGTGGTACTCCTTCAATAAAGATACTGTTTACAACTTGCTCAAGTCTCATTTTGGTAACGTCTCCCATACGATACCCGATAGGCATTGTAACTTGTCCAAATGCTTTCTTGTATAAATGGAATGCACCTGAGGGAATGAGACCTTCAGCAACTGCTTTGCGATCATCTTTATGAACTCGAATGACTCTACCAATAGTTTGTGCCATTTCGATAATAGGTAGGTTTCTCAATAGTATTGTATGAGTTAGTCCATTGACATTGATACCTTCACTAAGAATAGAATAGTGAAAGATAACAAACTTTCTGTCATTATCTGCACCCCACTTAGTAAGAGTGTCAAAAAACTTTTCTCTTCCTACCTTCTTGCCATTGATGATAGCACCAAATTTAGATGTGATGTGTAACACGTCATATCCATTTGTAGTAAGATAGTCAAGAATAGGGGTCTGACCCAACATCTTGCCAAGAATCTTACTTGAGGGTGCTGATACAAGAATCTTATGGTTACCAAGATCAAGACTTTCGATCATGTCCTTAAGGTTGTCCGCATCAACATCATGTGCATTATCTTTGTTCCGCACTCTGTTTGTTTTAAACGGAACTACCTTAGGTGGCACGATAGCACCAGTATTGATAAGGGTTTTGGCAGGTACATTAGCAATAATGTTTCCCCAAACCTTACTGTTGTCCATACCATTTTCCGCACCACTTTTACTGATTTTAGGGGTTGCTGTAAAGTAAAACTTACGATCTGCGGTAATAGTTTTTACTGCTTCAAAAAAGTTCTTTTGTGTTCCATTGTGTGCTTCATCATAATAGATAGTATCAATCTCAATATCAAGTGATTCAGTTATCTTGTGAAGTGAGTGGTATGTAGTAAAGATTAGAATATTCTTTGTGCTATTGTGATACCAGTTCTCTAGTCTCTTTGTTTTAGTTGTAGAGAAGTAATGAGTCTCTCCGCTATGAACATGAGCAATATCAGTATCGGTGATGAACTCGGTGAATTCTGAACACAACTGATTAGCAAGCAAGATACGAGGTGCAACAACTACAATAGTCTTTGCAACTGGACTTTTGAACTGATTGATAGCATCTTCAATCATAATATATGTTTTACCACCACCTGTTGGTACAATAACTTGACCAACATTGTTTCTCTGCATAGCATCAAAACATTTTTCCTGATGTGGTCTCAAGTTAATCATCATAATTTAATCAATAGATTCATTATACAATAAAAAAACCCCTTGTGCAAGGGGTTGTGACACTTTAAGGTTTGGTCGGTTTCGGTTGGTCTATGTATTGACCAAATCCGTTTTTCTGTTGAATTCTAACTGAGTTATACCAATCTGTCAACTGTTTTAACTTTGCTTCAAGTTTCCTAGTTTCCTCTAAACTATACATAAATGGGTCTTCTTTCCCTTTCTTTAATGCGTGTTTTAGAAGTTTGATTTCACGTTTCATTTAGTTAGTAATTCCTCCAATTTTGCTACTGGTGTTCGAGACATAAAGTCATCAAACCACTTGCGGTACCCTTGTTTTGCACCTGATTTCTGTTTCTTTGTGTATCCATCTGTTGATGCAATATACAACCAATAACAGAAAAATGGCACTCCTTCATAGTATCCATCAATTTTTCCTCTGTTAGGAATTTTGATCTGATCTACTTTTTCGTAACCTCTCTCATTCTCTCTCTTAATCCAACCTTGAGGTGTTAATGCACCTGTCTTAGTAGTTGCAATGCCTTCTTTCTCTCCGTCAGAATCTAATTGAGTTTCTGCTAGTAGTCTGATGACTCTAACAACATTATCATCAAATACACCCATCTTTAAGTGGAATAAGAATAGTGCTGTGATAAATGTCTGATCGAAGTCCTTAGAAATACCATGCTTATGTAACAGTTCATCAACTGCTGTGATAGTTGGTAGGTATTGCTGAACTGCAAGTGATGTCATTCTCCTTTTATACTCACTATTAGTAATAGTGTCATCATCACTATCTGTCCATAGTCCTCTGTCTCCGTAAACAGTAGCATTATCAAACATACAAGTGTATGATAGTGCGGTTACGAATTGTCCACTCTGAAACTTCTTAGTGTATAATGTTGCATTAAGTGATCTCAAGACACCAGTAACAACCTCTGCAGCTACTTCAGCTGCTGTTGGGTTGTCAAATGCCCAGTAGATACTTCTTATATCAAGTAATGACTTTCCTTTATATTTGATAGCAAGCACATTATCTGGTAACTTGTCTGACATTTGGTTTCTCCAAATGTGACCCCTTGAGTTGGCATCTATTGTCCACTCAGTACCTGCACTAAACTCTCGACCATCTTCCCATATATCGTCTTGTGTTAGTTCTGCCAACGCTACAATGAAGTGTGTAGGGAATAGTTTAGCAAGATGATCTAACACACCTTTCTTTTTAAGTCTGTTGGTTACACTCCTCTGTGTAATCCATTGTGGCAACTCTAAAAATGTTGCTCTTGAAATGAGACCAATTTCGATCTCGTCCAGTTCAATATTAGAGCAATCTCCAATATTAACTGGTAGCGAATACCATTCGCCAACCTTTAGTTGTTTCATTTAATCCTCTGTAATAGTAGGTAAGTATCATCTAAACAGACGCATTGTTCCGTTGATGACAGTATTATATATCAACTTAATACATGAGTCAATACATTATTAAGTCTTTGTGTTGCAAACGTAACATAATCTTCATCAATATCATATCCAATATATGACCATGATAAATTTTGTGATGCAACTGCTGTGCTTCCAGTTCCCATAAATGGGTCAAGAACTATTCCATTTTTGATACCAGTAAGTTTTAAACAATCCTCTACTAATTTAACTGGAAATACAGCAGGATGTTTTCCTCTAAGTTCTTTGCTGTTAATAGTTTCGTATGGTATGAACCATGCGTTACCTTTGTCTCTTAGATTTGGTTTTGGTTTATCAAGTGATTTACTATGTCTTAAGTTTGCTTCATAGTACTCATACTTGACACCAATAGATAGTCTATCAATATTGACGTTACCATCTTTAGTAAAGTGAAATAAGTTTTCCCATGTAGGGCATAAGAATCTTTTACTGTTAATTGGTTTAAAATGTCCACTTGTCTTATCATTGACATGAATAGATTTAACCCAATTAATATTATTTTGTAATACCCAATCGTCTCTTAATGCCATTGCAACTTCCATGCCAACATAGGGGTCAACATTTGAATAACCCATATTGACAAATAGATGTCCTTGATCTTTTAAGATACGTTTGCCTTCTTTAAATACTGTCTTTAACCAATCAAGATAATCATGTTTAGGTTTATTATCAGCATAAAGACCATATTTAATATTAAGGTTGTATGGTGGGGAAGTGATGATAGCATCTATTGAACCATCATCAAGTTCTTTCATTCCTTCTATACAATCTTTTAAATGGATTATATTCCGTTCCAAAATGTATCCACTCCATAGGTAGGTTGCATATTCCTTGACACAATATACAAACCAACATTACATAAAAACCAACATAGATTAGTAATCCATGCTTGTCTCCAACAATACTTTCTATTGCTTTCTACAATATAAATGTTTCGTTGGTTGTCAGTTCTTTTGACAAATTGTTCTAATATTAATGAGATTACAAATCCTATTGCAAAAACATAGAACATGAGGTTTAAAAAACCTGCATTGAATAATAAAAATTGAATCATACTGTGACGTAATTTGGTTTTAGATATTTTTTTGCAGATTTAAAATGACCTGCGATTTGTACAACTCTGTGCATATCAATATTTTGTATCGTCAATGAACTGAAATTACTGTTGCCAGTTTCACTCCAACTAGATTCTAACATATCGTATGGAACTACGCAAGCAAAATACTTTTCGATTTTACCATCTTCATTGGGGATAAACTTACATAGGAAGTGCCAGTTGGTTTTCCTATAACCATTACCTGTCCATGAGTTACTCTCTGATAGACTATTCTTCCACTCTATCTCTGTATCGTTGAGAGTATAGTCAAATCCTTTTCCCTCTGTAATTGTAAATTCTTGAACCTTCTCTTGTATCTTCTCTGCAATGATTTCATCAATAATAGGACTAATTGCTTTTGTTTTCTCCTGTGTCTGTCTGTCCTTAAAAATTTTCTTGAATGGTTTTCTGTATAGTTTCTCCATTAATGGAAGTGATACAGTATTCCACTCTTCTACAATAGAGGGTAATTGCTCTTGTAATGCGTCTGCAACGAGTTCAATATTTTTGTTGATTTCCATTGGTCTGAGTTTCATAATACATTCATAGTACAGCAAAAATCAGCAAGAGTCAATCTCGCTGATACACTTTAAAAAGTGTCACATCAGAATTTATACAACTCATTTAGATGCAAGACGTTTACTATGTCTTGAATTTGTTGCATCTTTTCGTGGTAGATTTCTTCTGTGATTAAAGAATCTTTATAGAATCGTTTTTGTAAGGTAGTTACATACGATAGTATAGAGTCCTTTAAAACTTCTTTTTGTTCTTGTGATAGAATAGCAGATCGGATTACTGACATTATCTCCATTTGGATAGGGGTGCTGTTTGTTGCAACTTTTCACTCTCAATTATATCGGATTCATCAGGATTTTCAAAGTTTTGTGTTGATTTCAATGTTGAAAGATAATTCAAAACGTGTTCCCTGATCTCCATGAGTTCGCTGAAACAATCCTGATTATATGCACACCCACGCAAATCGTGGTCAGGTTTCATAACTGACTCTGTAAAAAGGTCTAATGCCCTTTGATATTTGACAGTAGGACTCTCGTTTAGTCCAACCGAACCTTGATCTTTCATTTGTCTATGTGGTTGTGTATTCTAATCCATAGTCAACATCAGAACTATCATCATAGTATAGATCTTCATAATCTAAACCATCATCTTCATACTCGATCTTCTCCTTGACTCCTTTGTTTGTCTCTTCCTCTGTTTTCTTTTTCATAGAAATAGTCTCCCTTTGGAACTCTGTGAATACCGCCATTATGTTGACGTTTGTCTCGAATAGATTTGCCGAAAGAGTAATTACCTCTTTCCGACCCACCTCTGCGAAAAGTCTTACCCATTTGTATGATAGTAAATTAGATAAACTACTTGTAATATGTATCAACGATTGAAAGGAATGATGTCTGAATCATCATCAATCGTTTCTTTTACTTGCAATTCTTCAAAAACGTAACCTACGCCATGAAGAAAATCTTGAGTCTTTTCAACAACTTCGTGAATGATCGAAGCTTCAAACTCCTTACTTGTGACAGTGTTATCTTCATCTGTACAAGTCAATGTGAACTGAGGCATGATTTGGATTGCCATTAACTACCTCTAAATCATACCATAGAAATGCTTGACTGTCCATAGGACTGTGCCAGCAGTCTAATTGGTTATGTAGTTGAGGTTAAGCACTATCCTGATCGGTTCATCAGTACATGTTGTTCCTGTATGTTCGGTTGACCCATCAAAGGTTACAAATCTATTGCACTCTGACGTAACAACCGAACCATCTTTGAATTTGGTATATCCGTTACTTGTGTTGAGATATAATATAGATGTCTTTAAATTTGGGGGAGCATCATTTATATCAATATGATACCCATGTTCTAATATAGTTTCTGTTCTTGTAATTAAATTTGCTTTTGCTCTTACAAGTAATGCAAATTTAGTTTTCTCTTTAATCTTATTGATGACTGGTTCTAACTTATTGTATAAGGGAGATTGAGGTAACCCATCAGAATAGAAAAAATGCACCAGTTGAACATTGTTCAATACAGGTGCATTTGGAACTACTTGGGATAAGTACCAAGGAAATTGTCTATCTACTAATAGACGTTGAAGGTTATTGAAATCTTGAGGACTTAAAAAATCCTCGATCACATCAAGTTGCATAATAAAATTTTATTAAATTAAGAAGGTTTAGTTGGCCAAGTTACGTTTTCTAATTTTCCAGTTACTGTGTTAATACTTGCTGAAGGAGAGTTAGCAGGTAAATCTCTTAATGCTTGACGATATGTTTTCCATGCATCACTCATTGTTACATCAGAATTTGCCATCCAATCACATTGCTCAAGAAGTTTGTCTCTTCTTGCTCTAAGTCTCATCTTTGGCCACTCACTTACTTTAAGTGCTTCAAAAGTATTCTGTTGCTCAGTAGTGAGAGTAGGTTGAAGAATATTACCTGTTGCAACCTCTACCACAAAATCATCAATACCCATTTTCCTGAGTAAATCTCCAGAAGGGGGTACTGGTGCGTTGTAATTATTAGTATCTGAAGGTGTAATGTCTGCCATTGTTTTAATAAATTAATTTTTGCCTAAACGGAAAATACCAACATTGAGGAATCCTCTCATTCCACCACTGTCATTGTCTCCCTCTCCCCAATAAGAGTTACATCTTACTGAGATTTCTTGGTTACTTGAGTTAGTTTTATTCCAGAACCAAGCGTGTGAACCAGCAATACGATATGTTTGAATTCCACCTTCTTGTCCTCTCATTTGAGAACCTAATTGTGAACCATTAACATAACATCTTACTGCCCAAGCGTCCCAGTCATTGCTTGGATAGTTACCACTTTGATCTGAAGGAGAATAACCTGCATTAATAATATATGCACCAGGATCACTCGTGTTGACACTAACAGAGTTTTGGGTGTTATTTCCTGAGGAACTAACGTCCAAATTGTTACTATACATTTGGGTTTGATTTTCCCTAGGTCCGATAAATGCCATTGTTAATTAACCTCCGTAAGATTAAACTTATACTTCTTACCGCTTCTATTATTTATCAAGAAAAGGTCATTTTCTCCCTCTTGAATAGTGTAAGAACCCCAACTCCCATCTATACTATTGCTTGAACCTTCATTACTTAGGTTAAGGTCATTAGTATATACGTCTCTCCAACGATTAGAGTTAGTTCCTAAATCATAAGAGTTGTTATTGTTAGGATAGAGTGCAGAAGTTGATAGAATTGCTTGAACACTACCATTTACCAACCTATCAGATTGTAAGTTAGCGAACAAATCAGTTCCACCACTATCTAAGTAGCTCCCAGTAACTTGTAAGTTACCTGAGACTGTAGTAGCACCAG